CGCCCCGGCGCTCCCAAGAGCACAAGCTTTTGAGAAATGTTAGGGAATTCCCTAACCCCAAACCACGGAGAAACATCATGAGCATTCTTTCCCTTAACAGCCTGTTGCGTAACACGAACGACTCAAACGCCGACACGGGCAGCGACAACGCCAACAACCCAACCACGTCGCACGACGCTGGCCCCAACTTCTCAACGCCTTCTCTCTCGTCGGCAGCCATGCTGGTCGAGCTGTCCATCAGCGTGTGGACCGGGCGCAAGAAGGACAAGCGCGCCACGGCGGACGTGACCGCGACAAATCATGCCAAGAGCGGTGTCGCTGCGGTGAACAAGAAACTCATGGCCGAGTGCGCTGAGCTGGACGCCATACAGAAGTTTGCAGCCAACGTGCGGACCTTCCATTACTCCGCCACCCTGCCGTGGACCGACACGGGCATACGCTGCACCACCACGGCGAAATACTTTGCCTACCACCAGCAGATCACCCAGCTCCAGAACGAGTTTGAGCGGCTGGTCAACGACTTCCTGTCAGCTTATCAGTGGGAGGTAGACAAGGCCCAAGCCTCACTGGGCGCCATGTTCCATCGGGACGACTACCCGTCCATTGACTCTCTGCGTAATAAGTTTGCCTTCCGGGTGAGCTATATACCCATGCCCGAGGCGGGAGACTGGCGCGTAGATATCGGCACCGAGGCCCAGCGACAACTCAAGGAGCAGTACGAGCAGTACATCGGGGACCGGCTCAAGCAAGCCACGGCGGACGTGTACCGGCGGTGCAGCGAGGCCATCACCCGACTTGTCAACTCCATGGACTGGACCGAGGGCGAGAAGCCCAAGCGCATGTATGAGAGCACCTTCGACTCCGTGTGTGAGCTGGTGGACATCATGCAGGACTTCAACCTGACCGGAGACACCACCATGGAGGCCCTGCGTAAACAACTTGCTACGGTCATGGACGGGGTGAGCCTAGACGCCATCAAGTCTGACCATGCCCTGCGGGCGGAGAAGAAGCAGCAACTAGAGCAGGCCATCAAGGCTCTGCCTTCCCTTGACTGGTAGGTTAGGGAATTCCCTAACAAGGCCCAGCGAGCTGGGCCTACAACTCAACATCACGGAGAACGACCATGCAAAACGCACAAGCAATGTACGCACAAGGTATCGACCAACTCGTCAGCCTGCTCAAGGGTTTGGGCACAAAACGTTCCGTGCTGATCGAGGGTGACATGGGCATCGGCAAGTCAACGCTGCTCAAGCTTCTCAAGAAGGAGCTACCCGACCACCACGCTGCGTACTTCGACTGCACCACCAAGGACGTGGGGGACATGTTTATCCCACGCATCAGCGATGCCGAAACCGGAGCGTATGTGGGATTTGTACCCAACGAGGAGTTCGGGCTGCACCATGGCAAGCCTGTCATTCTCATGTTCGACGAGCTGGGCAAGGCCAACCCGGCGGTGAAGCAGGCCACTACCCGGACCCTGCTGGAGCGCACCGTGGGTGCAACACCTCTGCCTGAGGGGTCTATCGTGTTTGCGACCACTAATCTGGGCGCCGAGGGTGTGGGTGACTTGCTCGCTGCCCATACTCGCAACCGGGTGACCGTGGTCCGCATGCGCAAGCCGTCCGCCACCGAGTGGATCGAGTGGGGTATCAACAACGACGTGCACTCAACCGTGCTGGGCTGGGTCAAGGACAACCCTCAGGTGATGCAGTCTTTCACTGAGGTGCAGGACCCGGAGGAGAACCCCTACATCTTTCACCCTCGTGCCGTGGGCCGTGAGGCCTTTGTGACTCCGCGCTCTCTACACGCTGCGTCGGACGTGCTGAATACCCCGGGGCTGGACGACGACACCGTGACTTCTGCCCTGATCGGTACCGTGGGTGCGCGTGCAGCGATGGACATGGCGGCCTACATAAAACTTGCTAATCAGTTACCCAAGCGTGAAGAAATCTTGAAGGACCCCATGAACGCCACGCTCCCTGACTCCGCCGCAGCCGTCTGCATGGTGGTGTACCGGGCCCTCTCGTCCATGACCGCTGACTTTGTGGACTCATGGATGGACTACATGGGACGGCTCGATGCCGAGGCCCAAGGCCTGTTCGCTAACGGTGTCCGTGCGGAGAAGTACTCAAAGCGTGGGCTGGTCATGACCAACAAGAAGTTCACGGCGTGGGCCATGGCGAACAACTACATGTTCACCGCTGACAAGCAATGAGTATCGACACCTCCGGCAACGTAGGGATTGGGACGAAAAACTCTGTGAAACAACGAGGGAAATAACATGTTGGCACTAAACGTAAACCTAACTGCTGAGCAGCGCCTGACCAAGGCGACCACGGCAATAATGAATCACCCCCAGCATGTAGCTCTGGCCGGGGTGCTGATGATCGGGACTAAAACCGTACGCGATGACGTACCAACGGCAGCGACCAACGGGCGGGACGAGTACTACGGGCGGACCTTTGTGGACTCCCTGACCGATGCCGAGCTGCGCTTTCTCATGCTGCACGAGTGCTACCACAAGCTGTTCAAGCACCTGACAACGTGGAAACACCTTTACGACAAGGATGCACACCTCGCCAACATGGCCTGCGACTACGTTATCAACGGCAAGCTTCGGCGTCTGCATGATCAGGACAAGTTCGCCCTCATGAGTGGACCCCTGATCGACGGGTGCTATGACCCCAAGTACGACGACAAGTGGGACGCAGCCAAGGTGTTCCACGACTTGCAACAGCAGCAGGACGAGAACGGCGGGGGCGGTAGCGGTGGTCAACCCCTAGACGAGCACGACTGGGACGGTGCTGAGGAGTTATCAGCAGAGGAGAAGAAAGAGCTAGGCAAGCAGATCGACGAGGCGATCCGTCAGGGTGCGCTGGTGGCAGGCAAGATGGACGGCAACGTGGGACGGGACATCGAGGCCCTGCTACAGCCACAGGTCAACTGGCGCGACGCCCTCAGGGAGTTCGTGAGTACAACGTGTGCGGGCAATGACTTCGGGACTTGGGCCAAACCGAACCGCCGGTTCTTGGGTGCAGGGGTGTACATGCCATCGCCGATTTCGGAGCGCGTCGAGGAGCTTGTGGTAGCTATCGACACTTCCGGGTCTATCAGGCAGCAACAACTCACCCTGTTCCTGTCCGAGCTGACGGGTATCTGTGAGAGCGTCAAGCCAAGCCGGGTTCGCCTGCTCTACTGGGACAGTAGCGTGGCCGGGGACGAGTGCTACGAGGAACATAATATGCAGACACTGGCCCAATCCACCAAGCCGGTGGGTGGCGGCGGCACTGACGTTAACTGCGTGACGGCATACATGACCGAGCATGGCATCAAGCCTCAAGCTGTTGTGGTGCTGACTGACGGTGACCTGTACGCCGGGTGGGGTCAGTGGTCCTGCCCCGTGCTCTGGTGCATCTTGGACAACGAGCGCCGCAAGCCCGACACCGGCAAAGCTATCCACATTAAGAGCGAGGCACTGTGACATGGAGCTGAACATCACACGGCGCAATCAATGGCGCATGGCTACGGCGGTTGTTCCCAAGAAGTTCGTGCAGGAAATTATGCCCGTGTACGCCATGGATAATGTGGTGCAGTTAACGCGCATGGCGGAGCGATGGGAGGTGCATAAGGTGCCCTCGGGGTACGACACGAGCTGGGCCGTGCTAACTGCGGAAACAACTTATCAAGACGTGGAAGCTTTCAGAGATGAGGGTAAAAGGCATGGCCTAACTTATACCGCCATTGCTGACGCCGTGGCTTACATGCGGGTGTTAGTCGGGGACTTTGGCTTGAGCCGCCATATGCCTTGGGCGTGGAAAACTTTTGAGTACGCCTACTCGCCAGACTTTGAGGGGATAAAAACGTCCTACGCCACTGGTCCTTACGACCATTCACAAAGCATGTTTTTGTTTCTTGAGCATGTGTTCGCAACGAAGGTAATAGTAGACAGTATCTTGGACTGAAGTTTATCGAGACCTATAAAACCACGGAGAAACATCATGAGCTACGGACATAAACTTGTTAGTGCAGTACAGGATCGAGAGCTGAAGACTCCCGAGGATTGGAGTGTCATGGTCCACAACTTGGACGAGTTCGCCTTTGCGGTAAAGAAGGCAGCGCGGCTAGGTGATCTGCGCTTCGCTCAGTCAGGTAACTACGCGGTGAACGTGTACCGCCCCCACGACAAATACGTTTTGGGCACGTTGCACGTGCGACACGATGCGGTTCCTGCGGACCACCTGCGTATGCAATACGGCGTCTACAGCCGCACCATCGAGAACAAACGCTATGCGGAGTACAACGCCGAGCGTAACACCCGAAGCAGTTCGGATATGAAGAAGGCCGTCAAGCTGGCCGTGGCTAACCTGCGTCCCTACAAGCCCGTGGAGCTGGCACATCGGCATGGCTCTGAGCTTTGGGGCTTTGTGGAGAAACAGGCCGACGAGCTGCGGAGCAAGCAGACTGATCTGGCACGGGAAGTGACCGGGAGCTACAACCGCAACCTTGGCAGTAACGACTTTGAGGCAGAGCTTCGACACCTTGTCCGGTCAGGGCACAACTTCATGAACCCCGAGCTGGGTAAAAACATCGCTGCGTATTTCCAGACCAAGGACCTGCACGAGCAGGCCAGCAACATGAAGCACGACATGGTGTACCTGCGAGTCTATGTGCATAACGATCAACAACTTGCAGACATCGCCACCGTGCCCCATGACCTAGCCAAGACGTTGCAATACAAGTACTCGTCCCAGTTCTACATGGACAGGTCCGAGCAAGTGGAGGGGGTGCCCATCGAGAAGCTAGGTGACAACTTGATTGGACGTGTAAGTGTCTTGTCCATGTTACAGCCTGAACAGGGCGAGCCCGGTGTAGGCTACAAGGCAAGCGACGACGAGTTCTTTGTCTACCCGGAGCCTGAGGTTGCCGGTGAGTGAGCCGGGAGTAGTGTTCCGAGTGAGCCTAGACCCTACCCTTGGGCATGTGGACGTGATGACTGTTGGTCTGGTCGGTGTCGAAACTGAAGACCCCATGGAAGGGACCTATAAGTGCATAGGGGACCTGCCGATGTGGGTGCAGGAGAAGCTGGCCCTGCTTATGATGACCCCAGACAACAACATCACCAAGGAGGCTACCGTGCCCATCGAGGGTGTCGGTCGTCGCATAGCTAGAAACATCTTTTGGATATACCCATAGGAGTATAAGTAATGGCCCTGACCCCCGAGGCAAAGGTAAAGAAGGTTGTCACGGCGCAACTTAAGGAGCGAGGGGCCTATTACTTTTACCCCGTGACCGGCGGGTACGGTAAGAGTGGTGTACCTGACATTATCGGTTGCATAAACGGACTGTTCTTTGGTATTGAATGCAAAGCGGGAAAAAACAAGACGACGGCTCTACAAGACAAGAACATTGAAGATATTCTGAGGGCCGGGGGGTGCGCTCTAGTCGTCAACGAGCAGAACATGAACACCTTCTGGCATGACATCGAAGCAGCATTGGCTAAGCGGTGAGAGGCCATTAAATATCCGCCGCAGCAAGGGCATGGGCTCCGTGGTGTACGCACCCAATATTTCCCTCTCATGTGACCTTGCCGGAGAAGCACGAGACGCTAGTCCCCCGTCGCGCCATTGCGGGGGCACCCAAATTAGGAGGGGACGCCATGACGCTATCAGCACAGCAAGAGGGGCGGCTACAGCAGCTACGACGCTCCGTTGATAAAATGCAGGAGCAAGTGAGCAAGGGCCTCAGTCTGTACACGCATCGGGACTACCGGCTGGCGGTCGAGGCCTTGAGTGATTACGTCAACACGCTAAGACGACAGGGACATTTGATATGAACAACTACGGCAACATGGCCGGAAGCATTCGCAGGGTAGCTGAGTACCAGAAGGTGGACGTGCAGCACACTCCCGGTTACGGCGAGAACTGCTACCGGATCACGGTGCACGAGGGGCGCAAGCATGCTGGTGACGTGTTTGAGATTAGGACCGATGCGCATCTCAACCACGCCCTCAACGTGCTGCTGAACCGAGCGATCTACCATGAATAGGATCGAGTGGGAGGAGCAGGACGAGGACGATGATGGCTGCACGTCCTTCTCTTTAATTGTTATCACTGACGACAACATATTAAAAACAAGAATGCGCCAAGCGATGCGCAGCCTAGTCAGTCACGAAAAAGATTTACGCGCCGTGCCTATTGGCAAAAAGGATAAAGAAGAGTAAAACAATAGTGTGACGCACACGGGAGAACCCAGAGAGCAACCTCAGGGTGTTGTGCTTTACGCTGAATTGAGGAGAACGCCATGACTTTCGCAGATGAACTGCGCGCATACCTGTCCCGTGGAATGTCCCTCCAATATATCCGCTTCAACCGTACCCGCACCTGCGGTAAGCACGAGATCGAAGCTGCTGTCTATTACAAGCGTACCCATGGCTCACGCCCTGATGACCTACAAGCTTTGTGGGGGGAGCGTCACTACTACCTGCGTGTAGGTGGTTGAGTCGTGAGCTTTGAGGTGGAGCTGCAGCGATACCTAGCCCTCGGCATGGACCTACAGCACCGACGCCTTGAGTGGATTCGCCACCTAAAGAACGGCGACCCGTACCAGAACCAGTACGAAGAACGAGTTAAGTGGAAGCAGGAGGTGGTCTCAAGGGCGGACGGCTACCTCCCGCTACCCGCAACGTGGGACATATTGCCGGTATACCTTTGATGCGCAGAAAAGTGTGCCGAAGCGCGGAAACAACCCGCAGAAAAGTGCAACTTGTAAGGGATACTTAAAGGTTCGCTAACCCCGTTAAGGGGTCTTGATGGACACAAGAGGCTTTCAAATTGCGGAAGTTTGTAGCCCAGAAGGAGACAAAATGAGCCCCGCCGAAATCGCCCGCACCATACAAACACATTTAGCCATGACGGACCCGGAGAACGCACCGAAGCGCAGTCAGTTAGACCGAGACCGTCCGGGCTATGACCAGCTCACCTTGGCCGAACGGCATTACTACTGGCCCCGAGCTATGTACATCACACCGCAAGACGTTTTGGAGATGAGGGAGTCATGAGTTATGGACTTCGCGGACGAGCTTCTTCGCAACTTACGTCGAGGTATCACTCTGCAATACCGAAGCGAAACATGGGCTGGGATTTTTCACTCAAAGAAACACTACCCAGTGATGGCGAGAGAATCAGTCATGTGCACAAAGCGTACGCATAAAATTGACGAGGAGTTTATTGAAGAGGAAAACCGATGAGCCAAGCAGCGAACATGCTGAAGGAAATAATTCGTTTGCAGGAAGCCTTTCTATATGCACTGGAGGACATGTTAGATGAGATCGAGGGGGACGTTGAAGATGAAGAATACGATGACGAGGAAGGAGAGGATGCTGAACCCAAAGGAATCGCCTTGCTACAAGGAAGGTAGGGCGTCCTTCTTTATGAAAGACGAAGAGCATAACAACCCCTATGGAATGGGCGAGCTTCGCTCCCGCATGGAGTGGCTTGCCGGCTGGTACGACGCCAAGGTCGAGACGCAAGGCTTTGACGACGTTAAATCTAAACTGCGTCAGATGGAGAAAGAAGCTAATGAAAACTAAAACTCGCGGACGTGCCCCCGTGCTGCGTCAGAAGGTCGAGGCCTACATGGCTAAGCACCCGAACGCTAAGCCTGCTGAGATTGCAAAGGCCGTCGGCTGCAGGCCGGCCTATGTCTACACGCTCCGCTCCGCTGCGAAAAAGGAGTCGATACCAGTTCCTGCCCCTGTGGCAGAGCCGGAGCTGAAGAAAGCAAATGAGCTTCAAGTTGGCGGCGAGCACTACCGCAGCATGGCGGTGCAGCCTTGGGACGCGCTCTCTGCGTGGCTTACGCCGGAAGAGTTCCGGGGCTACCAGAAAGGTGTTGCCATCGCCTATCTTGCCCGGGAGCGGAAGAAGGGTGGCACCCAAGATGTTGAGAAGGCCATGCACCACCTGATGAAGCTGGTCGAGGCTGACACGGAGGCGCGGGCCTGATGGATTTAATCACGGTGGACTTTGAGACGTTCTACGATCAGGACTTCTCATTGAGTAAGCTGACCACCGAGGAATATATCCGCGATCCCCAGTTCGAAGTTATCGGGCTGGGGATCAAGGTCAACGATGGTGAGACGGAGTGGGCCAGTGGAACACCTGAACAGATTGAGAAGTTCCTTAAGGGGTATGACTGGGCAGGGTCTGCTGTACTGGCTCACAACACTATGTTTGACGGCGCTATATTATCTTGGTGTTTTGATATTCGCCCTCGCCTGTGGCTTGACACTCTGTGCATGGGCCGTGCTCTACACGGCGTGGAAGTGGGCGGAAGCCTCAAAGCAATGGCCGAACGCTACGGCATCGGAGAGAAGGGTACCGAAGTCCTAAATGCCAAGGGCAAGCGGCGTAACGATTTTACCGAAGAAGAGCTAGACCGTTACGGGGACTACTGCGTCAATGACGTAGACCTGACCTACGCGCTCTTTAAGAAGATGGGCCGTGACTTCCCCAAGCAAGAGCTGAAGCTCATTGATCTCACCCTGCGGATGTTCATCGAACCGAAGCTCGATCTGGACCTAGAGCTTTTGGAGCAACATCTTTATCAGGTGAAGCAGCGCAAGGAAGAGCTGCTGGAAAGCGTGGGGGTGGATAAGAAGGAGCTGATGTCCAACCCGAAGTTCGCTGACCTACTACGCAACCTCGGCGTAGAGCCTCCCATGAAGATTAGCCTTACCACGGGGAAAGAAACCTACGCCTTCGCCAAGTCAGATGAAGAGTTCAAGGCGCTGCAGGAACACGAAGATGATCGCGTTCAAGCTCTTGTGACGGCGCGTTTGGGTACAAAAAGTACCCTTGAGGAGACTCGGACCCAGCGGTTCATCGACATCGCTAAGCGGGGACTCCTGCCTGTGCCGGTGCGGTATTACGCCGCGCATACTGGTCGCTGGGGTGGGGACGACAAGATCAACATGCAGAACCTACCCTCTCGGGGGCCTAACGCTAAGAAGTTGAAGGGCAGCATCATAGCACCGAAGGGGCACCTCTTGATCGACGCTGACTCTGCTCAGATCGAAGCCCGGGTGCTGGCGTGGCTGGCGGGGCAAAAGGACCTTGTGCAAGCGTTCTTTAACAAAGACGACGTGTATAAGCAGATGGCCTCACGCATCTACGACAAACCCGTTGACGAGATCAGCAAGGACGAACGCTTCGTGGGTAAGACCACGATCCTCGGTGCGGGCTACGGCATGGGTGCGGTGAAGTTCCAAGCTCAGCTCAAGACCTTTGGCTACGACATGGACCTTGACGAGTGCCGCCGGGTTATCGAGGTATACCGCAGATCGAATGGGCGTATCAGTCAGTTCTGGCGCGAAGCGCAGCACATCATCGAGGGCCTGCAACGGGGGCAGTCCGCAGCCTTTGGGGTCAATGGCCTGCTAGAAGCTGTGGGGCCTGAGTCCGCTATCCGCCTACCCTCCGGTCTACTCATGCGCTACGACGAGCTGGGCTTTGAGCCGGGCGAGAAGGGCCCTGAGTACAGCTACAAGACCCGACGAGGCCGAACCCGTCTATATGGTGGAAAACTGACGGAAAACGTTTGTCAGGCGGTTGCACGGTGTATTATCGGGGAACAGATGCTACGCATTTCTAAGCGGTACCGCGTAGTCCTGACAGTGCATGACTCCATCGTCTGCTGCGTCCCTGAAGACAAGGTGCAGGAGGCACAAGCGTACGTCGAGGCCTGCATGAGGTGGGTGCCTGACTGGGCCAATGGCCTACCCATCGACTGCGAGTCCGGCATAGGAAGAAGTTACGGGGAGTGTGAATGAGCGTAGCTCCGTGGTCGTTCAGTAAGATCAAAGCCTTTGAGAAGTGTCCGAGGCAGTTCTATCACCTGAAGGTGGTGAAGGACTACAAGGAGCCGGAGACGGAGGCCATGCTGTACGGCACCGCGTTTCATGAAGCATGCGAGGTGTACATTCGGGACGGCGCGGAGCTAGACCCCAAGTTTGAGTTTGCAAGGCCCATGCTAGACGCACTGCTCGCCAAGCCCGGTGAGAAGCTGTGCGAGTACGAGCTGGGACTGACAGAGAATTTAGAGCCATGCGGCTTCAAGGACGACAACGTGTGGTTCCGAGGTATCGCTGACCTCATCATCTTGGACGGTGAGACAGCATGGGTGATCGACTACAAGACGGGTCGTAACACCCGGTACGCAGATACGGGCCAGCTAGAGTTGATGGCGCTTGCAGTGTTTAAGCACTTCCCGCAGGTGCAGAAGGTCCGAGGTGGCCTGCTGTTTGCCATAGCGAAGAAGATGATTAAGGACAGCTACGGGCGCGATCAGGAAGGCAAGCTGTGGGCCAAGTGGTTGGGGGACTTTGGGCGCATGAAGAAGGCGTTTGAGGTCGATGTCTGGAACCCTAATCCGAGTGGCCTGTGTCGTCGTCACTGTGCGGTGCTCGCATGCCCGCACAACGGGAGGAATTGAGATGCCGTATGTGAACAAGAAGCGTCCGTACAAGAAAGAATACGAGCAGCAGAAGGCTCGCGGTGAGCATGAGGACCGCATGGAGCGCCAACGTGCGCGGCGGGCTGTGGACAAGAAAGGTGTGGACCGCAACAAGAACGGTAAAGCCGACAAGCGTGAGGGCAAGGATGTTAGCCATAACAAACCTCTGAGTCGCGGTGGCAGCAACAAGGACGGTTACAAGATCGAGAGCCGCAGTAAGAATCGCAGCAGGAATTATAAGAAAAAGAAATAGTTATGCGCCCCATATACGAGACGAAAGCCGACAAAGCTAGAGAGTTAGGTGTGGTGGAGTACCTTCAGCGCAAAGGGTACAAGTTCCTGTACATCGAGACCGTACCTCTTGCATCGTTCGACGGGTATATGGCGCGGCTAGATGGCACCCCCTTCGCACTGGTGGAGATCAAGAACCGACGGAACGCTAGTGATGCGTACCCGACGTACATGATAAGTGCCAGTAAGGTACGGGCGATGCTGGCGACCGCTAAGGCGCACCAGCTACGGGCTCTGCTCTTTGTGCGGTTCACTGACGGGGTGTTCATTACGCGCTTAGAGGATAACGAACAAACGGGAGAGGGCGGTCGCTATGACCGCAACGACAGCAGGGATATTGAGGAGTGTGTCTATATCCCCATGGAGCGGTTTAGGAAACTATGAAAGTAATCAACAACGCAGCAATCCTACTGAATCTACGTCACCCTCAGAAAGTGACTACCGTTATACCGAAGTCTAAATCTCTTGATGACAACAAGGTGGTGGTGAAGTGGGGGATCGACGAGGCACACGTCCTCAAGAACCTAAACATTCGGGTGCCCTCCCCCATCGAAGGGCAGTACAACTGGCCCGGTAAGCACAAACCCTTCGCGCATCAGAAGACCACGGCTGCGTTCCTGACCATGCACAAGCGGGCGTTCTGCTTCAACGAGCAGGGTACCGGCAAGACAGCCTCAGCCATCTGGGCGGCGGACTTTCTCATGAAGCAAGGGAAGGTGAACCGAGTGCTGGTCGTGTGCCCCCTATCCATTATGGATTCGGCGTGGCGGTCAGACCTGTTTGAGTTCGCCATGCACCGCCGGGTAGACATCGCCCATGGGTCCAAGGACAAGCGCCGCAAAGTTATCGAGAGCGACGCCGAGTTCGTGATAATTAATTACGACGGTGTTGAGGTCGTGGCCGACATCGTTGCAGAAAACAACTTTGATCTCATCATCGTGGATGAGGCGACGCACTATAAGAACCCGCAGACCAACCGCTGGAAGGTGCTGAACAGCTTGCTCAAGCCGAACACTTGGCTGTGGATGATGACCGGCACCCCTGCTGCCCAGAGCCCCCTCGATGCCTACGGCATAGCCAAGATGGTTAACCCCAACTCAGTGCCCAAGTTCTTCGGCACGTTCCGCCAGCAGGTTATGTGGCAGGTGACCCGGTTCAAGTGGGTGCCCAAGGAAGACGCCACCGAGACGGTGTTCAAGGCGTTGCAACCTGCCATCCGCTTCACCAAGGACCAGTGCCTTGACCTGCCGGAGATGACCTACGTCAAACGTGAGGTACCCCTCACAGCCCAACAGAAAAAGTATTACCAGCAGCTCCACGACCAGATGCTGGTGCGTGCGGACGGAGAAGAGATCACTGCCGCCAACGCCGCCATCATGATGAACAAGCTGATGCAGATCAGTTGTGGGGCCGTGTACTCCGACGACCATGAGACCATCGAGTTCGACATCAAGAACCGCTACAACGTGCTCAGAGAGGTTATCGACGAGTCCAGCCAGAAGGTGCTCATCTTCGTACCGTTCCGGCACACCATCAAAATCCTAGTCGAGCGACTTCGCAGGGACGGGATTACCGCCGAGTTCATATCCGGCGACGTATCGGCAGGTAAGCGTACGGAGATATTCAAGCGGTTCCAGACCCAAGATGACCCCCGAGTGCTCGTTATTCAGCCGCAAGCTGCGGCCCATGGGGTGACGCTGACCGCTGCCAACACCGTCGTGTGGTGGGGGCCGACGAGTTCGCTGGAGACCTATGCTCAGGCCAATGCCCGGGTGCACCGCTCAGGGCAGAAGCATAAGTGCACGGTGGTCCAGCTTCAAGGATCGAGTGTCGAAAAGCGTGTATATAACTTATTAGATAACAGAATCAACGTACACACTAAGATTGTCGATTTATACAAAGATTTGCTTGACTAGGACTATTTTGTACGATATTGTAGCTTCTCCAAGAGAGGAGAAGCTCATGGAAACTAGCATTCCGCTGGAAAAACTGACTAGAGCGTACATCAAGTTACGCGATATGCGGTCGAAGCTGGCCGCTGAGTTCAAGGCTCAAGACGGCGAGCTGCGTGAGAAGCAGGACAAGATCAAACACGCCCTGCTAGATCACTGCAAGGAGCATAACGTCGAGAGCGTGAAAACTTCCGAGGGTGTCTTCTACCGGCAGGTGAAGAGCCGTTATTGGACCAGTGACTGGGAGTCCATGTATCAGTTCATCATGGACAACAACCTGCCTGAGTTCTTTGACAAGCGTCTGAACCAGTCAAACGTGAGGCAGTTCTTGGAAGAAAACCCAGACAAGGTTCCGCCGGGTCTGAATGTCGAGTCTGAGTACACCGTGTTTGTGCGAAAAAAGTGAGGGTAACTGTATGAGTTCAGGGTATTGCACACGGGAGGAGCTAGCGAGCCATTTTGGCGTCTCCCCGCACACTGTAGGGGGATGGATACGCAGGGGGAACGTTTTCCCCATGGGTACCGTAGTCAAGATGGGCCAGACCTACCGCTTCAAGCTCAAGGAAATTGAGCAGTATTTCATGGAGCAGGCGTTCATCACCGCCCCAAAGGTGCCCGAAGAAGGCGCCCCCGAGCAGCTAGAGCTGCCGTTGGAAATGCCAGAAGAGGCGGCAACATCGCCCTTCGATGCCGACGAAGATGTTTAACTAGGAGAACATCATGAGTGAAGTAGATATGTTCAAGGGCAACTCGCTGGTCAGCAGCGATCTGTTTGCCAAGCTGAAAGACCTCAACGACAACCTGTCCGGCGGGGCTGGTAGCGGTTCGCAAAATCGCCGAATCAGTCTGCGTGGTGGCAAGTTCCGTCAGGTGGTGAACGGTGACGAGATGCGGGTCAGCAAGAACGACTCCATGGAGATGGTCATCATCGACGCAGCCAAGATCGCTCGGACCTACTACAAGGGTACCTACGATCCCAAGAACCCCGAGCCGCCCGTGTGCTGGTCTGCGGATACCAACGCCCCAGCAGCAGATGTGCCGGAAGATCAGCGCCAAGCTACCCGCTGCATGGACTGCCCGCAGAACATTAAGGGTTCGGGTGCCGGTCAAGGTCGTGCATGTCGTTTCTCACAGCGGCTCGCCATCGCCTTTCCTCAGAAATTGGATGAGGTGTATCAGTTACAACTTCCTGCCACGTCTATCTTCGGTGACGCAGAGAACGGCAAGATGCCCATGCAGGCATACGCCAAGTTCCTTCGTGCCAACGATATGCCCGCCGTAGCTATCGTCACCGAGATGTATTTCGACGAAAACAGTGAAGTTCCGAAGCTGTTCTTCAAGCCCGTGCGTCCTCTGACCGAAGAGGAGCTGGAAAAAGCTATCGAGATGCGCGAGCATCAAGACACGAAGCGGGCCATCACCATGACTGTCGCACAGACCGATGGTGTCCAGAAGGTGACGGTGCAAGAAGAAGCACCTAAGCCCGCTCCCAAGAAGCGTGTAAACGCGATCAAAGCAGAAGTGGAAGACGAGCCTGTCGAGGAACCGAAGAAGGTGGCTAAGAAGACCGAGCCGCCTCCTGCGGAAGATGACCTTGGCGACATCGTTGATTCACTCTGGGACGACTAAGAGTCCCCCAGCACCGCGACTAGGTTAATGCCGAAAAGGGTACTGCAGCGCCCCTGTCGCGGTGTCTCTATCAATCAGGTGGGATATGGACACAAAACAATTTTTGCAGCGTGTATTAGGGGGAGATGGACGCTACTGCACTTTCGCCGTCAGGAAGAGCGACGATAGCAGAAAGCAAGAGTTCCACACCTCCATTGATGATTTACTGGACCGAGCATACGAGTTAGACGCAGATGGGTACGACGTGTTTTATGGGCTGGCAACCTTTGGCTCTGAGGACCGTCGCCGTGCAGACAACGCCCTATCCATGCGGGCAATGTTTGTTGATCTGGATTGCGGGCCTACCAAGGACTACCCCAGTCAGCGGGAAGCACTGGATGCTCTCAAGAAGTTCTGTGGGCAGTTAGACCTACCTAAGCCTCAGCTCGTCAACTCGGGTCGCGGCATCCATGCGTACTGGCCCCTCGCCGAATCTGTCTCGGTAGAGGAATGGCGCGGTGTGGCGGAGCGGCTGAAGAAGGCCTGTGAAGCCAAGAAGTTACATGCCGACCCGGCAGTGACCTCGGACGCGGCACGAGTGCTGAGGGTCCCGGGCACTCACAACTACAAGGGCGAGCCCGCACCTGTGCAGGTGCTAGGTAACGAGTTCGTAGAGCCGACTACCCTAGATGCGTTTTCGGCAAAGTTGGGGGTCTTTACCCCTGCCATCAAGGTGGACGTGCAGCAGAGCAGTGCGCTCATGAACGCACTGGCGGGGAACAAAGAGTCTTCATTCAAAAAGATTATTGATAAGACCAAGGCTGGCGAAGGTTGCGCGCAGCTTGAGTACATCGTCAGACATCAAGACTCCATAGACGAGCCGCTGTGGCGCGCTGGCCTGTCCATTACCAAGTTCACGGTGGAGGGCGAGAAAGCCGCCCATGCCATCTCTAAGCGGCACCCAGACTATGATCCTGACGAGACCATAGCGAAGTTCAACAACATCAAGGGGCCGTACCTCTGCAGCAGCTTTGATGAATACAACCCCGGGGTGTGCCAAGACTGCCCCAACTGGGGAAAGATCAAGTCGCCGATCACCCTAGGCAACCGTGTTAAGGAGCCCGAGAGCAACGAAGGGGTCGCTGTTGTAGGCACGTTGGCCGCGAGGGAGGCGGAGCCTCAGACTTTTATCATTCCTCCTTACCCAGCACCGTACTTCCGAGGCGTCAACGGAGGTGTCTATAAGAAAGTGCAGGGGGATGAAGAGGGTGATGACGATATCAAGCTGGTACACCCTGACGACTTCTACATCGTACGGCGGATTCGGGACCCCGAGCTGAAGGACTGCATACTCCTCCGCGCCCACTGCCACATGGATGGGGTACGGGAGTTCGTGATCCCGCAGCGGATGCTCGTGACTCGGGATGATTTTAGGAAGGCTTTGGCTGACGAAGGCGTAACGATCCTTCGCAACGCAGACGAGGTGTTGAATTACATGGACGCTTGGGTACAGGAGCTAAGAAGGACTTCCAAGCAGGACAACGCACGGCGGCAGTTTGGTTTCACCGACGAGAGCGGAACGTCTTTTGTGCTTGGGAGCAAAGAGTATTACGCAGATCACATCGCGGACAATGCGCCTACCATCAGCACTACGCAAGTTCTTCACTTGTACGAACCGAAGGGCACGTTGGAAGGTTGGAAACAAACCATGGAGTTCTTGAACCAGCCGGGGCAAGAGTTGTTCCAGTACGTTATGTGCGCCTCTGCGGGCTCGATCTTAATGCACAAATCCACCGTTCACGCCATGCTCACGCATATATGGAGCAAGGGTTCGGGGCTCGGGAAGACCACGGCCATGCTTGCGGGTGCGTCAATCTGGGGGCATCCCAAGGGCCAGATAATGGGCGAAGGCGATACTGATAACGCCAAGATGATGCAGGGGGAACTGAATAAGAACCTACCCTTGTTCTTGGACGAGATCACCAATATGGGTGGAAAGGCGCTATCAAACTTAGCCTACCAGTTCACTGGGGGTAAGCAGAAGAAGCGCATGAAGGGCAGCACCAATGAGTTCCGCCATCAAGGCGGTGACTGGAAGCTGCTGGCTATATCGACGGGGAACACCAGCGTTGTTGAACGCATCAGTGCCACCAAAGCAATGCCGAAAGCGGAGGCCCAGCGGGTTCTTGAGATTCGTGCGGAGAAGGTGTTCAAAGAGGTATCGGACAAACCACTGACAGATAAGTTTAACAGAGACATCTTTGAGCACTATGGGCACGTCGGTCCCATCCTCGTGCAGTACTACATGCGGAACAAAGTCGAGGTGAACAAGCTGGTAGAGGATTTGCAGCTACAGCTTGACCGGCGCGCCGGGCTGACCTCGGAAAACCGTTTTTGGTCTGAGGGGGTGTCCCGCGTCCTTGCCGGTGGGCTACTGCTGAAGAAGCTAGGGATGGTTAACTTTGACATGGCGGCGCTGTTTAAGTGGTGCCTTCAAGCGATCATTCAGAACAAGGGTGCCACTGACGCAGACACCACGTCGGCTGAATCTATCGCCGCAGAGTACATCCAGTCCCGGTGGGCCAACACTTTGCGCATAAAGAGCACGGAGGACCGGCGCGGGAAAGAGAACGGCAACGGGCTCGATCAGCTTGTGATGCCGGAGGCTACCCCCCGTGGGGCGTTCATCGTGCGCTACGAGACGGACACTAACCGCTGGTACTTCCTAGCTAGCGACTTCAAGGCATGGTGCATCGAGCAGCAGATCAACTACGCACAGCTCTGTGAAGAGATGGCGAAGGAGCTGAAAGCGACTCGGATGAAGATGCGTATGGGTAAGGGTACTTCGACCGTAACGCCCCCGGTTACAACCATATCCTTCGTTAGTGATCGGCTAGCTGAAGACGTAGAAGATGATTCAGTTCAAACGCCCATTGAGGAAGGATGAACTCCGGCCTGATGGTGTCACCATACTAGTTGACTGGGACAAGTTTGTAGTAGGCAGTTCGTTGTTTGTCCCGTGCATAGACACCATCAACTGCCGCGAGCAAGTGCTTGAAATTACAAGGAGAAAAGGTTTTCGGGTGGAGTGGCGGCATCGGATAGAAAACGGCAGGTGGGGGGTACGTTTCTGGCGGGTCCTATGATACTTTAGCCAAGACAGCCTTCTCCCGGCTGTTGTTCTCCTCTCTAGCCCCCGCTTCGGCGGGGGTCTTTTTCCCCAAGAAGTGCTCTACGGACTCTACGCACCGCTCTGCGGTGAAATCGCGAGGTTTTATGCGCAGCGATTTTGCGGCTATCTTGTGCATGGGAATAAACACCACCCGCTCAATATCCAGCGCTACAAGGGCGTACCAATCAGCGTTGCGGCTATTTGTTGAGAAGTAGTAATTAGGGAGGTGGGCTCCGCGTATGCGAGGTGACGTGCAGGTCTTAACTTCTACGGTGACAAGACGTTCGTCCGGCAACCTGCACCACAGGTCCATGCCGAATCTGTCTACATGGTGGCACTCGACGCCGTGCCTCTCTAGCACATAGGCTACGAAGAACTCACCCACCCGCCCAATTTTGCTCGTACGCGGTGACTGTTGCACTGATCCCCCCGATCAATGCGGCCCGTGCGGTTTACTCCATATACTAGTCTTTGTATTCAGCCCTATGACGTTCTAGTGATCGTTTCATGTTCGGGCTAATCGTGATCCCGTTATACATCTCAATGCTACGCTGCATGTGCCCGTTCATGGACCGCTTAACAGTATCCGGCGTGATGCGGATGTCAGGGTCAGGATGGTCCCGGTTAAACTCCGTGATGTCTTCCCGCAGGTTCTGCACTTCATCGAAGTCCCTAGCCCGCAGTGCCACATAGAGCTTCCGCAAAATCTTGGTACGTCGCTCGTTAGTTGCGAGGTCGATACCCTTGGTGGACGAGTTCATCTCTTGAATGCGCGTGTATTCGGCAGGGGCAAAGCCCATGAGCTGCGCCGCCAACATGCCCATGGTCACGTCATCAGTAATCGGGTCAAGGCGCCGGGTCTCATATCCCCCAGCGTTGGCTACGCGGATGGTCTTCAGCGCGTTCCGCACGGCAGCAGGTGCCATGGTTTCAAGACCACGCATCAGGTCATCTCCCTGCATGATCTCTTGGAAGCCCCGAATGAACTGGGAAGTCGTGCTCCACGCCGGACCGCCAAGGGCCTGCACAAGGGTTTCTTCGTTGGACGGATCGCGGTTGAACCGATTCTCGCGGAACAACAAG